GATTCGGACTCAGGCACTTGCGTGCGCGTCAAAACCGCGGGGCGAATCATCCCGGGTTGTTGTTCTGGGGCTTTATACGGTTCGGGAGTCAGGGCCATACCGGCTAAAGGGGCTGCAACCGAACCGATCTTTGCTGCCCCCGCTAAAGTACCCGTACCCTGCGCTCCAGAACCAATAAGCTGCGTAGTACTTAAAGGATCGCTAACTAAACGCCCAAGCCCCTGCCCCATGTTGCTAAACGTAGGGGTCGCTCCAGACAAGGCCGCACTCTGATTGGCTACCGCAGGGGCCATAGCTGCTTCGGCAGCAGTCCCAGTAAGTCCTTGTTTTGCCACTTCTTGCGCTGCACCTTCTACACCAGCAACACTACCCGCAGTAGACAGACCCCCCGCAAGTCCAGCGCCCCCATACGCGCTAAGTCCAGCCATCAAGCCTTTTTTCAAACTGCCCGTACCTAGCGCACCAACACCGCCAACAAGCGCGGCGGCGGCCAAAGGCTGCATACCCGGAATCAGCATCAGTCCAGCACCGGCTAGGGGCGCGGCCACAGGCTTAATGTACTTCCACGCCTCACTAAAGATATTGGCTTCCGGCAGACCTGTGTGTGGGTTAATGCTGAGCGACCCGCCGTTTGCCATTGCTAAACTTTGAAGTCCTTGGACCTCATCAGGCGTTACGTGCATGAGCATCGAGTCGCCGTTGCGACCGTGCGCGGCCATGTTTTGTGCAAGATTATGTAGGCTCATGATTACGTCGCTGTGTTACTAAACAAAATGCCTTGCAAAATCAAACCAACAGAGTGCGTTCCTGATGCGGTCGAATACTGCCACTGAATGTCTGTTTTTTGCGTGTAGGGAAAAGGATTATTTCGTATTACTTGGTATCTTTGGTCCCAAGCTGTTTGCAATACCGTTAGGGTAACTGGATTTGTTTGAGCGTTGTTTGTGCTTTTAACTTGATAGTTAATCGCATTTCCGGGAGCGGCATCGCCATTGAAAGCGTTAATTGAAGTAATGTACATTGTGTATCCATTGGGTACAGAGTACACAGCGGCTTGCGACCTTCCCACCCCTATTGAAATTTGCGAGTAAGTAACTCCACCATTCTTAGCTGTAATCGTTCCTACGTTAGTAGTTTGACCAGTCCCTGTACTAGTCATAATCATGCTGTTAATACGAAGAAACTGATTTGTTGTAGTTACACCTGTTACGCCATTTAGCGTTACTGTTTCTGTTATGGCATTCCAGCTTGAATCAAGACCACTAATAAGTATCGTTGCTCTGGTGTTGTCGGATGCTGAAGTGCTGACAAGTGTCATTGTTACAGCAGACGCCGGGAAAGCATATTGAGTGGTCCCCGTTAATTCCCACAATGTATACAATGTTGTTTTAACATTATCGGAAAAAGCAAAAATATTTACTTGGCTTGCACCAGTAACTTTCCCTCGGGCAACCTGCATCCCCCAATCCGCAGATTGCGAAGATTCTGTACTGATAGGCACGGGAGATGAAGTAGCCATTAGTTGCCCTAAAACTGCATCAAGCTGGTTGAAGTATAGCCGCAAGATGTTATTAAGCTGATCAAGATAGCGCGGATCGTACTCTTGCGTAGCGTTGGGTAAACGTGGGGCAGCGACCCGATTGAGGTCGTTCGTGCTCGTAATAACGTAAGTCATCTACGTCCGTCCTGACGGATGTCCATACGGGGAGCGCCAAGCTGCCAAGTCGTGCCAATCTGATTAGACCAAACAGAAAACGCCATCTGCCGCCCCCGCACTCGGGTATAGATCTGTCCAGTAAATTGTTCGATTGTGTATGACTTACCGCCAGCCGTGATAGTTTGATCGCCCGGACTTGTTACCGTTGCGTAGGAATTGCCGCCAACAGATGTCGGGTTATTGTATCCAGAACCAGAATTCTGCATAGGCAACAGCGTCATCGTGACCGTAGGGCTAGTACCCGCTGTGGACTGTCTAAAGGTGATGTCGGGCACAATGCGCCACACGAACCCCAACCGGTCCCCATCATCAATATCAAATTCAGACGATAAAATATATGCCTCAACTGCTGCAATAGTACTGGTTGAACCATCGTCGATACCGTTTTCGTGTTCTACCAAATTAGGAATGTATGTGGCGGCAAGGGGGAAGTTGTTTAGTCCGCTATCCAACCAAGCGGTGCGCCCCATAGTTCCGTAGTACCAGATATCTTCCGCATAATTGTAGACAACATAGTTGGTAATTGTGGTTGATGAGCCAACGCAGTAAAACCACCAAATTTCATTAAACCCTTCGTTGGTGCTGCAAAATACTTGCCCAGATTGAGTCTTGTTAATATTTTCAAAAACAAAATTACGCAGGTCACAACGCAACGTAGAGATGCGCCCATCGTATTTGTAAAACTTATCTACGCCCATCCAGTACAATACGCCAGAAGCAATCGTTGCAGCATTTGGCCCAATGATAGAAATATTATCCCCCAATAACTGGAACCGCCAAACGTCCGGTAGGTTGACGTACTGCATGGAATAAAGCGAAGAGTCTGTAAAAACCACAATCTCTTGTCGGCTCTGTACCGCAGTTACAATTTCGGAACCGTGAGACAAAATAATAAATCCAGCGTCGTTTGTAGCTGGGTCTGGATACCAATCAGTGACAGATCCCGACGCAGACCAGCGCACAGCCATTGGGTTTAAGGTTGTTTCACCGGGCAGATTTGTCCCAAAACAAATTGTGTACTCGTTAATATCTGATACAAGAAAATAGTTTTGGTATAGCGGTACAGATGCGGCACCGTACAAACTTGATAACAAAACTCCTCGCTGGGAAATGTATTGAGCGCCTGACCCTGCGCCAGTGGTGTTTATGGCGGTGCCGCCAGCGGTAAGAGAAAGATTGAACGTAGTACCGGTAGAATTTTTTACGTAGTATGTTCTACCCGGCAAAAGCGGTGGTGGTAGATAGCCCGTGGTTGTTAACGTAATGGGCGTGTATTCATCCAGCGCTACGGTAGAAGTAACTGCAGCGGGGCTGGCAAAAGTTATTGTTACGGCGCTTGCAGTAAAACCCACAGTGGGCGTCCACCAATAAAGTGGATTGCCGCGCGTGCCGTATAGAAGATTTTCTTGAAATACGTTTTGCTGGTTCCACAATCGCAAAGCCGTACTGGATTGTGTTCCATACCCCCAAGTACCAATAAGAGACGGAGGAGAATATGTTGGCGGTGTGCCCCATCCGCCAGCACCCCAACCAGAAACAGGGCTTACGGTAGCGGCGCCAGTGTTGATCTGATACACCGCGTATACCGTGCCGCCGCCTGTGGTGCTGGATGACGCAGTGCCAAGAACACTAATCGTGTAAGATGTCGTACTTAGTTTAGTAAGTTTGTATTCAGTTCCAGCAGTAATAGTTACGCCGCCAACAGTTATATTGCCCGCCGAACCGTAAAGTGTAACGTAGTCGTCGTTAGCAAATGTGTTGCCACTAGCGTCAAGATTGGCATCCGTAACCGTTATAGTTGTGTAGCCACCGCTGTTTGTGGCGGTGCTTGTTGCTAATGGGTTAGTCAGCGTACTGGTGTAGCGAATTGGCGTGATATCGTAATACGCTCCTTGGTTCTCAATGTAAAACTTGAGATTGGTTCCAACGCCCGTCAGCTTTTGAAAGCCCAGCGTAATCCAAGTCCAGAGCGACCGGCACACACCAAGAAATGTGTTGTCCGAGATCCGCAACCACCCACCAATCTTTTCAGGTGTGCCTTGGCGAAACCGAATCTTATCTGATTCAAAGTACCCGCCTTCATTGGTGTACCGCGTGTTTTCGCGGTTAACCCCCGGCTTGAATTGAAGTTTTTTGAGTGGCATTACTTGCTCGCTACACCCTTGTGCTTCTCAAATGAGCGCATTCCGCCAAACCCGAGCAAGCCAGCCAGCAGCGTCATGAGTTGCTCAACGTCCAGATCTGGCGGCGGGTTCAACCCTTTAGGGATTATGTCATAGCCCTGACCAAAAGCCCATAGCCACTGCATCAAAGGGTAGCCAAGGAATTGGTAAGCCAGACCCAGAACCCCAATCCAGCCCACAGCAGGACGCCAGCCACTGACAAATAGGCTAGAAGACGCCGCTTCGATCTTGTTGATATCCACTTGCGCGAGGTCTGTAGCCTGATCAATGCGCTTCTCTTCAAGGTCGAGCTTGCGGTCTTCCAACGCCATTTGAAGGCGTTCTTTATCCGTCGTGATGAGATCACCCGCAACCTTGCCAACGCCTTCAATTATTGACCCTATTCCAATCAAATCCATTACTTCAACCCCGCCAGAGTACGATTGATCCAACCTAATAAGAATTTGGACTGGGACCGATCCTTGTTGCAGATCTGCGCGTACCGGCTAATTTTGGCTATTGCGTAAGCCGGTAAGAATTTTTCTACCGTGCAGATGTTCAAGCGTTCGACGGTTTTTGCGCCGATTGCTCCGTCCGGGGTAACTCCGACGATGAGTTGGGCGAGCTTGGAGGCGACGCCGACCCCGGTGTTGACGGAGAAATTGAAGATTGTTTCGGCAATAGCTTGGTCCTTAATGTCGTCACCTCGGACACGATCCCAAAAATTAGATTTATAGAATTCACGGACCAAAGGCGTAGCCGACCCAAAGTCTTTGCGGTCGATGTGCTGCCATCCTGCCCAGTCGGGGTTTGGTTTTCTTGCGATTCCTGCATACGTCTGTCCTCCCCGGTCACCCGGAATGTCGGTTAGTTGATATCCACCTTCATCGTGGATCATTTTTTCAAATGCGGGATTGAAGTCAGCCATTATTTTCTCGCCATCCGGTCTTCGATGATGCTAATGTGCTTTTGGTTTTCGTGGATCATGTCGCGGTTGTGCTGGATTTCTTTCTCAAGCTCTTGCCGCAGCTTTTCCCGCGCAAGTTCAGCCCCAGAGTTTGTAGCCTGTTTGTTGTCGGATGTAACAACAAGGGAGATTTTGGCGTTGAGTACGGTAACCTCATGAGTCAACTTGTCCAATGCAGACATCAGGTACACAACGCAGGTAAAAAGGATCGGCAGCACGGCGAAGGCGGTCTTCTCAATAAGCTGACTCTTGGCTTCAAGTTTCTCGCTCATGCTTTATCCTTCATCTTGTTGATGATTTCAAAGGCGCTCTTGACCTTTTCTTCAAGGACCGCAACCCGTAGGTCCAACTTAGACAGCACGATGATGAGCGTTACGAGGCCAAGCAGCACCGGCCACGCTTTCAGGAAAAGTTCAACTATTTCCATCGCCGTGCATCCTTATGTACTCACTTCGTAGAAACGACACTTTTTTGCGCCCATCATGTCGTTTGACTCTACCCAAGGCTGGCGGGTTGTTCAAGTATTCTGCGGCTCTCAAAATCATATCCGGGTCATCGTCAAAGCTACCTAGCGCTGTGTTACACCGCACACACAAAATGCCACGAACATCATCAGAGTCGTGGCAGTGGTCTACTGCAAACTTGTACTGCTTGAGCTTGAGGGGTTTGTGGCAGATAGCGCAATTATACCCCTGAAGTTTCAACAAAAAGTCATAATCTGTGGGGGACAGTCCAAACCGATCAAGCCGGTTCACATCGGCTTTACAGGGGCGGCATAGAAAATAGTCCCTGCGACCATGAACAATCAGGTCTTCTCTGGCAAACTCGCCAGCACATACAGCGCAAGAAGGCATTGAAATACCCCGGTGGATCGCACCGGGGCCTGACCTTAGTTGTCGGTCTGTTCGTCGTCTTCTTCGTCTTCGTCTTCAGCGTCACCTGCTTCAGCAACTGCGTTGGCAGCAACTTCAAACTGGGCTTCGATGTGTGAAGAGAATAACGATGATAGGGTGAACTCGTTGATGCCGCTTTCAACAGCGACAGCAAATGCAACAGAAAACAGGGCGTTCAGCGCGTCAATCGGCTCCGAACCGTCAAGCGCATCAATGATCGAGTCTTTCATAGGAATCTCCGGGGTTAGTCGGGCGGGTGCCCGTGGAAATTTTACCAAGTAAGTAAGACAGGGAAGTTACTGTACAAACTCACAATGTAGTCACCGAAGATGTCAAAGTTGACGCGGCATCAGTGTATGAAGAAGTCGCGCTTGTATTAGATATCGCCGCATCTGTCAAACTAGAAGTGCCAGAAGTCATTGATGCGGCGGAATCAGTTAGTGAAGAGGCGGAGTAAGTAAACGAATTTCCACCAACGGTATAAGTTCCAGTCAAAGAACCATCACCGGGAAGCTTGGCAAACAAAAAATCGCTTGTGTTTACATAAGAGTAACCACAAACATAAAAGGCACTCCCGGAAGAGTTAACAGCTATTGCAGCACCATAAGCTTGTACGCTACTCCCTAGCTGCCTTTGCCACTGAATAGTGCCTGATGTATTGTACTTAGAGATTTCAAATTTTCCAGTGCCACTTGCAGTAGAAAATCCACAAACATAAGAATTGCCAGAAGAGTCTACCGCTACCCCATTAGCATATGTAACGCCACCACTTAATTTTCTTTGCCATTGCAAAGTGCCAGAAGTGTCATACTTTACAAGTGTTTGCGAATAACTACTATCGTACCCACAAACATAAGAATTGCCAGAAGAGTCTACCGCTATTCCATTAGCAATTGTAGTTCCTGCAAGTTCTAGTTTTGTTTGCCATTGAATAGTGCCGGATGAATTATACTTGGCTACTAAATGCGTATCAACATATCCTGATCTACTAAATCGCCCACAGACATAAACATTAGCTGAAGAATCTACAGCTATTCCATTACCAATATCATTTCCAACCGCCCCTTCTAAACTTCTTTGCCATTGCAATGTTCCAGAAGTATTATATTTGGCTATTAATAAATTATAATTTGATGTTACAGGGTTCTGTGTGTAACCACAGATATAAGCATTTCCAGAAGAATCTACAGCAATTTCGGTTGCTTGATTATCAACCCCAAAAGATCCGTATAAACGATTTTGCCACTGAAGAACCCCAGATGAATTGTATTTGTTTATTTGCGCATCATTAAATCCGCTTGTGTTAGGATTGCTTTGCCCACAAACATAAACATTGTTTGATGAATCTAACGCTACTGCATAACCCAAAATGCTGTCAGGCCCAGAAAAAATCCTTTGCCACTGAATGGTGCCAGAAGAATTGTATTTTGCGGTTTCCATGTTGGTAAATGAGCTGCCCGCAGATTGACCCGCAAAATAGATATTGCCTGATGTGTCTGCTGCTACGCCATATCCAGCATCATAAAACGAAGCCGATCCCAACAAACCAATAAAATAAGGACCACCCGATGATTTTCCCCAAAAATCAATAGGCATGCTAATAACACCACTTGAAATACCCGCTAATGAACGAACATTTGCGTCATTAAGCGAGATGGTCGCTGTTGAGCTTTGACCAATTTCAATAGCTATAGATTCACCAGTCGTTGCGCCAGCAAGACTGATTGCTCCAGAAGAGTTAAGCGCCATTACTTAGCCCCTTTTAGTGCTTCAACCTCTGCTTTCAATTCTTTGATCGCCGCAATCAGTAGTGGGACTAACCGTTCATACCGTACTGTTAGGTACTTATCATCAATCGGTGCAGGTGCCACTACTTCAGGCATTACCGCTTGAACCTGTTGGGCAGAGATACCAACTTCACGAACAGACGTATACCCCAGACCCTGCGCCACTTCGTTAGCTTCGTAATAAAAAGCGTCTAGTGTTGCAACTTTGTTCAATGCGCTTTGCACATTCCCCAATCGGGTCTTTAGACGATCATCTGAATAGTAAGCCGTGACGTTGTTAGTTGCCCGGATTTCACCGGCTGTGCCAGTTGCTGCCGTCCCGACGCCAATTGAGTTGAACTGTGAGTTCTGCGATGTACTTGTAAAAGTTGCCGCCGACCCTGTGGTGTTTTGGTTAAGCGTAGGGAATGTGCAGTTTGCTAAGTTTCCAGAAGTTGGAGTTCCAAGTAATGGAGTAACAAGAGTTGGACTTGTAGAAAGAACAACTGAACCACTGCCTGTTGAACTTGTAACTCCAGTGCCCCCACTACCCACTGCAAGAGTTGCAGATAAACCACCAGCAGTTCCCGTGGTGTTCTGGTTAAGCGTGGGTATGTCAGCCGCAACAAGCGCCCGGAACGATGGAACGCCCGTTGTCGCGTTTGGAGAAGCTAAAACATAGTTAGCCGTTTTGGCTGCATATGGATTCTGTGTGTCACCATACCCAGAACTAAGACTAATAACCGGCGACGCCCCGCCAGTAGAGGCAACAGGAGAAGAGCCTGTAACTGAAGTAACTGTTCCGCTGCCGCCACCTGACGCGGCAATTGTTATTCCACCAGCACTATTGGTGATTGTTATATTGGTCCCAGCGGTCAGAGTTGCTTTTGTTAGTGTATTGCCTGTGCTATTTCCAATCAGCAACTGACCGTCAGTGTATGTTGTTTGCCCGGTGCCGCCACTTGATACCGCTAAAGTTGACGATAAGCCAGCAGCAGTCCCGCTTGTGTTTTGGTTTAATGTCGGGAATGTGCAGTTAGCTAAGTTCCCAGAAGTTGGAGTTCCCAGAAGCGGCGTGACAAGCGTTGGGCTAGTAGAAAGGACAACCGAACCCGAGCCAGTAGATGTTGTAACTCCGGTTCCACCTTTATTTACCGCAAGAGTGGCAGACAGTCCAGCAGCGGTCCCGCTTGTGTTTTGGTTCAGGGTTGGGAATGTACAGTTAGCTAAGTTCCCCGAACTTGGGGTTCCTAGTGCTGGCGTAACCAAACTGGGGCTAGTAGAAAGAACAACCGAACCCGAACCAGTAGATGTGGTTACGCCTGTACCGCCGCTGGCAACAGCCAGAGTTGACGACAGTCCCGCTGCAGTCCCAGTTGTATTTTGATTAAGCGTTGGGAATGTGCAGTTTGCAAGGTTTCCACTAGTCGGAGTTCCCAGAAGAGGCGTGACAAGCGTTGGGCTAGTAGAGAGAACAACCGAACCAGACCCTGTTGATGTTGTTACACCTGTTCCACCACTTGCTACTGCAAGCGTTGATGACAAACCAGCGGCGGTTCCGGTAGTGTTTTGGTTTAGTGTTGGGAATGTGCAGTTTGCAAGATTGCCTGATGTTGGTGTGCCGAGTATGGGTGATACAAGTGTGGGGCTGGTGGCGAACACCAAGGAACCTGAACCCGTCTCATCTGTAACCGTAGCAGCTAGATTTGCGCTAGTTGGGGTTCCTAAAAACGTAGCTACTCCCGTACCAAGCCCCGAAACACCAGTAGATACAGGCAATCCGGTAGCATTAGTAAGAGTAACACTGCTAGGGGTCCCAAGCGCAGGTGTTACGAGCGTTGGGCTAGTAGAAAGAACAACCGAACCAGATCCCGTTGATGTTGTAACACCAGTTCCACCGTTAAGTACTGGCAAAATACCGGAAGTTATTACCGAGGCTGATGTAGATGCGGCCTTGATAAAGTCTGAGCCATTCCATGCCATCACCGCTTTTTCACTAGCGCTAATCGTAACTGCCGTCCCGCCAAGCCCCTTAAAAGAAAACGTGTATGTACCGGACAAGTTATTAACCACGTAAACTTGACTGGCAAAAGGGACAGTTAACGTGAATCCGTTTGCGCTTGGGGTTACGTTTAGAATGGCGTACTGGGACGATGCCCCGGTAAGGCTTGCGTTTGTCTGTTTGGTTAGCGCTGTGTCCGCCGACAAAGCAATCGCGTTTGATCCCGCGACCGCCGAATCAAGATACGTCGTGATGTAGTTGTTTACTGTGTCGCCCCAAACACCAGACAACTCACCTTGAACCGGGAGCGCAAGACCTAGAAGAGATGTGTATGAAGTTGCCATGTCTGTCCTTTACTGTGTTGGAATGTCGATCCAGTTCAGCGTTTGTGTGTTATCAATCGGTTCCCACAGAAATCTAGCACTTAGTGCAGTAGCCCCGGTCGCCGCTTCTGTAATGGTGATGTTAAATATACCAGTGTTGGATTCCTGATCCAGACCAGACGCCGCTTCAGTAACTGCAATATTGAATGTTCCAGTAGTCCCAAGAGCTTCCAACGCGGATGCTGCTTCGTTGATGATGGTGGTTATAATTGCTTGGGAAACAAGGCTTTCTACTCCAGATGCCGCCTCGTTAACAACAAGGTCAAACGTAAGCTGTGCGCTTTGATCATCTAAACCAGATGCCGCCTCGGAAACGGCGTTGTTAGTAGTGGCAATTGAAAGTACAGAATCTTGTCCTGATGCCGATTCTGAAACAACAATGTTAAATGTTCCGGTTATGTTTGTATCATCTATACCGGACGCCAACTCGGAAACTGCAAGAGTAAACGTGGCAATTGCAGTTCCCGTTTCTGCCCCAGAAGCAGCTTCCGCAACAGCCGCCAACATGCTGTTAAGGCCCAAAGGCTCATCAAGACCCGATGCTGTTTCAGAAACACTAATACTAAAACTGCCGGATGGAAATACTTCTTCTAGCCCAGATGCCGCTTCCAGAATGGTGATATTAAACGTGCCAATTACGGATGGGGTATCCAATCCCGATGCAGCTTCAACCACAGAAGCGTTAAAAGCAAACCCACCAATAATTGACTCAACACCCGATGCTGCTTCAGCGATTGAAGCAGAAAACAATAAAGTTGCCGATACGGTATCAGCGCCAGAACCCGTTTCTAAAGTTACCGATACAACTAAAACAGGAAAAAGAAAACCTAACGAACCGTTGTTTACTGAGTTGTATCCAGCAGACCAACTATTGATTGGATAAGCGCGTACGTTTGTGACGTTTAAATAATCTACGCTGGGATTAGTTGCTCCAGTCAACACTAAAATGCCGGGGCTTGATGCCGATGTGCCTTGAAGAGTTAACAATTTACTCGCAGCGCCAGTTCCGGTGAATTGAGAAACGGTTTGTGTGGTTGAACCAAAAATTATGGTTGATGCACCAGTTGCACTGTAAGTGTTGGTAATGTCTTTAAATGTGTTGTTTCCACTGATAGTTAGTGTTCCAGCACCGCCTTGATTAAGAGTGGTCCCTGAGTAAGAGATGTCGCCACCCGCAAAAGTTTTTGCTGATGCATTAGTCAAACTTATTTGACCTGTGCCTGTAACGGTAAAATTTGTAGCGGGGTTAACATCCCAAGAAGTTGATCCAGATATTGTCCAAACACTCCCCGACCCAAAATTAATTCCCCTGACATTTGTGTTACCAGAAGCAAAATACGCACTTGTACCGCCAGTAATACCTACAGAATACCCGTTTGAGTTAAACGTCCCATTCCCAAGACCAATACCCGCTCCGTTGAAATTTGAAACAAACGCATCTTGTAAAATAACAGACCCGCCCGGAGTATTGATAGTAATTGGCTGTGGAAAAGTTTTGCCAGCACTTGTAATTGTTTGACTTCCACGCCCCGCAAACGTCAGTGTTGATGAATTCAACAGCGTGGTGCCTGTTCCATTGATCCAGTTGCCGTAAATTGAGCTGCTTGACGTAGTTGATAACGTCATCGTGTTGCTGGTACGGGCACTCATGTCTATGGTGCCAATGTTCCAAGCAGCGTTGATTGTGACTGTAGCTGCTGAATTTAAACCAGTGGCTTCAAAAATTGCGGCGTCTTGAGCAAGAGGAAAATTGTTTACATTAACTGCGCCGCCACTTGTTAACGCCCAAGCCGTGTCGGACCAATTTCCTCCGGTAAAAAGATTCCAATAAACAGTTTTAGCGCCGGGGAACGTAATGCCGCTGTTGCCTTTTAGGTCACCAAATCTTGTGCCGCTGATTGGTGCTGCTGCTCCCGTGACAGCGATGTCTCGAAAGTCCCAGTCAGTTGCCCCCGCAGTAAATGTTCCAATTGTTAATGTTCGCGTTGTTCCGACGGTATCTGATTTTAAAATATTTCTATATGTCGCGTTAGTGCTTGCAGGAAGCGTGAGCGTTGTACAAGTTAAATTCCCATATAAATTATATGTTTGAATTCCGACTGAAGTAGTATTGGCTGCAAGATAAATTGTATTTGCCGTTAACGAAGCATTAATATTTGGCAAACCAGTTGTAGCGGCAGTAAACGAAATATTATATAAATCAAACGCGCCATTGTTGTTTCCCTGTGCGTCAAAAACAGAAATACTAGAACTAGCTCCCGGCAAACTAATTGTTGACGTTCCTTTGTTAAAAGTAAGGTTTAAAGTTCTAAAGCTAAAATAAGCAGATAAGACAGTGCTAGATCCAAATGATACCGTTTTTATATTTTCATCAGCAAACCCAAACGTAGAACTAGCATTTCCCGTAAGATTATAATTTGCCGTATCAAATGAACCTTTACTAACCGAAATATTGTTAGAAGTTGTCAAAGCACTGCCAAGCGTCCATCCACAGCCAACCCCATTTATATTTAAACTTCCTCCAAGTCCTACGCCGTTTGTTGTAATTGTTTTTCCTGTTGAACTACCGGAAAAAGTAAGCGTTCCTGTATAAGATCGTGTTAGTCCAGTTGCAGGGAGCGTAAAGTTTCCATGCACAGCTAACGGTGCAGAGCCAGCCCAAGTGACGTTGCCAGTCAAGGGTCCTGAGAATGTTATAGCCCCACAACGTAAAACAGTAGCTGTGCAAGTTACCGTATACGCGGTTGCATTAGACAACGAGTCAAAAATGACCGTATCCGCAGAAGTGGGTGCAGAAGCTCCGCCAGCACCACCAGATGTAGCAGACCAGTTAGTTGTGCTTGCTGCATTCCAAGTTCCAGAACCACCTACCCAATATCTAGTAACAGCGGCGGGAGCAGCGGTCAGGATAGCGTTAGTACCACCAGTGGAGTTGGCTCCAGCATAGAACTCGCCGGGGCTTGTGGCGCTGATTGTGGTAGTTCCAAGCGCAAGGTAATCAACGCCCGATACCCGTGCTCCTGCAATAGTGAGGGTTGCTGTTCCAGAGATTGTGACTACGTTACCTACTGTTCCTGAAACAGTCCATGCGCCATATGTTGGAGTAATTCCTGAAGGTAAATTAATTGTATGTGCAACAGTTTTAGTGCTGGCAAGTTCTGAAAATGTGTCGCTATTATTAAACGTAGTTGTTGATGTGCTTGTTGCACCACCAATTGTAATTTTGTTATATACTTTGTTGGCACCACCAAATGTACGAGCATTTGTAGTGTTGTCTGACAGTACGATATTGGCTGTTCCGCAATATATAGTAGCGCCGCTTGCAGTCCATACGGTTCCATAAGAAGTCAAAGTCCATGTGCCGGAACCCATTCTTACTGTGCCCGAAATGGTAGCACCCAACAAAGTTACGTTGTAAGAAACTGCGTCAAAAGTGCCGGTGCTAACATTTAAATCGTATGCATTTAAAGCATCTGCAAGTTGAAGAGTGCCATTAAATGAAACAATGCTAATTCCTAAATTAGTTGGAAACGTAATTCCATTACTTGTAAGAGTTTGAGTTCCGCGTTTTGCAAAATTCAATCTTCCGCCAATAGAAGAAAAAGTCAAACCAGTCCCCGAAGTCCAATTTCCGTGACATACTGGGGTATTAGTTGACCATGCCAAATTCATTGCACTTGTTCGTGCGCTTGCGTTAAATGTACCAATGTTCCAGCCAACATTAAAAGTAACTGTTCCTGCGCTCCCTGTGTTGTCAAACACAGCAGTGTCTTGCGCTAATGGAAATTGATTGATGTCGGGCGTTCCGCCAGAAGAAGGACACCAGCCCGTAGCACTCCAGTTTTGAGTACCTGCAAGGTTCCAATAAACCGTTTTGCTGGTAAACGTAATGCCTGAGTTTCCACCGCAATCCCCTGCGCGGGTTGGCGAAGAGCCAGCAGCAGCCCCGGCAATTGTTATATCGCGGAAGTCGCAATCCGTGGCAGATAACGAGTTGACTGTTAGTGTGCGAGTAGTGCCAAGAGTGTTAGATTGAACAAAAATTCGGCGTACCGCTGTAGCACCGGCAACGGTAAGGGTACCGTTGATGGTTTGATTTGCGCTAAAAGTAAAATTTACAATCCCTGTTGTACTTGGCGCTGGTAGTGTTAAATTGTTAAATGTGTTGGCCCCAGTTATACTAAAAATAGAACCCGCGTTTATAGATCCAACAGTAATATTATAATAAGTAAGTCCTGAACCAATAAAACCAGTCGTAGTGCTAGTTGAAGTAATTGTTGAAGTACCAGCATTAAAAGTTAAATTTGTATTAGTACCAAAATCAACTGGAGTGCTACTTGTTGAGGAAATTGTGCTTGATCCAAGTGTAATTGTTCTTACATTAGTAGTGCTAGACTGTAATTGTCCTAAAGTTACAGCATAATTTTTAGTATCAAAAGTGCCATTAAGAACAGCAATTGAATAAACAAAAAGATTTATTGCATCGCCAAGTTGTACTGTACCACCATAAGAATCTATAGTAATTGATTGAGAAAAAGTTTTTCCGGCGCTTGTAATTGTTTGCGTGTTGCGCCCAGAAAATGTTATTCCACTACTACCGCCAATTGTTGTGCCAGAACCGTTTGTCCAATTGCCGTAAACATTTTTAGATCCAGACACAGTAAATGTCATTGCGTTTGTTCGCGTTGACATACTGATACTACCTGCATACGGTATCAAAGCGTCGAAAGTAACAGTGGCGCTTGTATTAAGCCCAGTGTCCTCAATGATTGCTGTATCTTGCGCTAACGGAAAATTAGCTGTGTTTGCCGCTCCGCCAGATGTTGCGGCCCAAGAATTAGCAGACCAGTTGCCGCCTCCTGTTGCGACCCAATATACAGTTTTGGCTGCGCTAAACGTGATCCCATCGCACCCGCGCAAATTACCAATACGGGTTCCGCTAATAGGTGAAGCATTACCAATGACGTAAAGGTCACGAAAGTCTGCATCCGTCAAGCTCGGGGTGCCATTAATAGTAAGCGTTTGTGCAATACCATAATTAGCCGATTGAAACCAAACACGGCGGTTTCCTGCTGTGCCCGTGGTGGACAAAGTGCCGTTAATGGTTTGTTTTGAGTCAAACGTGAATGTTCTAACGCCCGCTGATGAAGGTGCTGCAACTGTTATGTTGTTAAATGTATTTATGCCTGAAATACTGTGCGTGCTGTTAGTGGCACTTGTATCAGTAAAAGAAACATTATAAAATGTTACCCCAGTGCTTCCTCCGCTAACTCCTAAGGCAGTGCCTGATAATATAAATGTAGAAGTACCCGCATTAAATGTTAAGTTAGTATTTGTTGCAAAATTTATAGGTGTACCAGTAGTACTAAGCGTTATAGTGCTGGCACCAAGATTAATAGCTCTTACATTTGAATTAGTTGAAAGAAGTGATGTTGCTGTTACAGCATAACCGTTGGTATTAACAGTGCCTTGGTCAACAGTAATACTGCTTGTAATATTTAATGCGTCTTGCAAAGAAAATGTTGGTGTACCGCCGCTAGTTCCAAAACGTACAGAGCAGGGTAGTGTTTTCCCGTTGGTTGTAACTGTGAACGCTCCGGCTGTTGCACGAAACTGGAGTTCAGCAGAACAAGAATAGGTCATTCCTGACACTATTAATAAACTTCCCCAAATACTAAGAGTGCCGCCCCCGGCAAATGTGCCGGTAAACCCTGTAAATGTAAGGTTTTGAGAAAAAACAGTAACGCCGCCAACGGTTACTGTTCCTGCGCCAGAGGCAGCATCAAAGAATACGTCATCAGATAACGTAGGCACGCTGGCACCACTGGTTCCGCCGGATGTTGCAGACCAGTTGGTTGTGGTTGAAGAGTCCCAAGTGCCAGAACCACCAACCCAGTACCGATTCGCCATTCTTTACTCCGGCGGAGTTTCTACGGGCGTTGGATTGACAATAGCCAGCCAGTTGTTTAACCGCTGTTGCTTCATTGCTTCAATCTCGGCGTCAGACGGAATAACGTCATCATAAAAATGCAACGCATCCCGAAAGACGCCGTAGGGCGTGTCAAATTCAAAGTCAATCTTCATGGGATCAGGTCGCGGTTAGGCTGAACGTGTAGGTCACATTAAGCGTGTCGCCGTTAACAACGGTACGATCACCACCAGTAAAGTCAGAACCAGAGAACAATGTTCCAGCCGTACCAGACTTTGCACTGCCGCTAGTCAAGAACGCTCCAGCAACCGTGCCGCCAGCGTTGATTGAGAACACAGCAACTGATGCCGAGTTTGTCACAACCGAAGGGTTTGCGCTCGTTGCAGTAACAAACGTAGGAGCTACACGGGTAGATTGGCTATAACCCGTAAACTCTGTCCACCCACCGTGGCTAGCCATTGTGTCACCAGCGACAAATGTAGTTCCCGATCCCGGTCCGGTAACAAGACCAATATACCAAGCTGTGATTTGGGTAACGCTAGTGAGCGCCGTTCCAGCCATGTACTGAATGCCAGCATTAACAACCAAGTTGTTATTACCTTCTTCCCATTTTAAGTCGCCGTTCTCATCGTAACAAAGAACGTGGAATCGACCAGAAGCAGATAGTTTTTCCATGATTATGCGATCCTAATAATTGCCGAAGTGTTAGTGACGGCGGGGAATTGAACAGTAAAAGTATTGGCCGAAGTTTTATCCGCACCAAAATCCAAAACACAAATCGCGGGGTTTGTGACCCCATCGTACTTGTAAATCAACGCCCCCCGCGCAGTAACCGCAGTAGACCAGACGGCGTTATTGAATGACCAGTATGAAGTTGTGCCGGAATTACCCACAGTAGGAACTTGGCTAATAACAAGTATCTGCCCTCCCGCAGTATACCCAGAAGCAGAAACTTCGCCTGTTGAATTATAGCCCGTGGTAGTTGCGTCTAGTGTGGCGGAATTTGTGTACAAGGCAATCTTGTACACGTCCGTTGTACCCGTATTGAAGTTGAACGTCCCACTAGGAAGCCCCGTCTTAAACGTGTTAGTCGTCCAATTACCGGTAAAAGCCATCAGGTCACCGGCTGTCTATATTGGCCCGAACGGTACGCATCTTGACGCTCAAGACCGTCGCCCAGACGTTTGGCAAGAGTAAGGGCTTCTTTGTACTTGCCGTCGTACAACGCCATCATGTCCTGCTCGCCTTTCATGTAGGTGTATGCTTCAACAATTGTGCCGTACAGCAACACCGTATCAAAGTTATCACCCAACCAAGTAGTGCTTGCTGTGACAATTGATTCTGGATAATAAAAGTAGTGCAGTTCTACGTTATATACGGCGTCCGGGGTCGGGCCAAGTATAAAAGTTAGCTCTGTCGGAATTCCACTTTGTGGGCCAAACAGCGCATAGTACTTTGGCGTAGCCGTATCCGTTGGTTGTGGGTACGCTTCGCGGATGAAGTTAACGTCTTTGTTCAGCAAGTAGCTGTATTCACCGCCAGTTGTATACACCGCCATCGAGTACACAGAAAGAAAATCCGAAGGGCACCACAAGTACTTATTCCCCGTTGCCGTCACCCCGGTCACATTTCTGCGTAGTGACGGAAACTGAATCGTGTTGTAAATGCGTTGTTCCGCCTGCTTGATGAACGTATTCATGTCCGCAGTTGGGAACGTGTTCTCCGTATAGTCGGAAACCGCAGTTACAAGCGCAGCGTAGTTCACGCCATTGGCCCCCGAGCCATCGTGCCCTTAGTCGCGCAGCCATTACCGCGAGTTTGAATGCCTGCGGTTTTAGTCGTTTTGTCCGGTCCGTTGTTGTACATCCCGACACTCATACGCATGGTATTGAGACTTCCAAGATCAGATGGTTTGCCGGGATTAGTACTAATTCCAACGGCTTTGCCCGACATGTCGTGGGGTTCTGCGTAAACGGAAGCAGGGCCGACTTCTTTGCCACCTTGTTTCATGCTGAACTTAGCCATTATTTCATACCTTGGTTCATTGCACGGGACAGGTTTTTCCCGTACTTCATGCGGTCGTCCGTGGTGGGACCGCCCGCTTTCATGCGCTTAGCGCCTTTGTGCATTCGCTTCTCATGGGCTTTTACCTCCGTGTCTGCGATAGCTTTAACCATCTTCTTGTCCATGATGACTCCTATGTCGTCACAACCGTAACTGTACCCAATTCCACCTGCAAAACCAAGTTGTTAGGCGTAAGCACAGCATCAAAAAAACTTGCCCCACCAACTGGATTCCAACCCCACTGAAACACTCGACTACCACCACCCGAGTACCCGTCTGCTAAAAGACCCGATACCTTATACGTGTTGTCCTTACGTGGATCACGAACTCCTTGCGGATCGTCCACAGGATACATGCCAAGTTGTAACTGCGGGTGATCTGGGTCCCAGCAACTAGGGCAAACAAGAAGATTGTATATCTTGGTCTTGATTACTTCTTTCTTGAGTGTGCTCAGTTTGAACCCAAACCCGCACCTATCGCATACGGCAATCGAGTTCTTGCCAGACGAAAACCTGTTGCCCATTTACGGACCATAACCAATAAACATTTGACGCGGCACCAAACGAAGTGCTGCCGATTCACGGTCCTCTTGTGCAGCCATTTCCCAAGCTTCGTCGTACTGCATCTTCAGTATTTCTAGCCGCTGCATACCGTCCGGCACTTTGAGCGCCACATAGTATGCAAGCCCAGCGGCCATGCAAGGAATAAACCGAAACGGCACATCCATGACATTGACGCCGCCGCCCGCATCTTGGGTACGGCGCATGCGCCAGTAAACAAACTGATACGTGGTTGTGTTATCTGGCGTTGGCCAGACAGTGATTGCCGGGACTTGCTGCCAGTACACTGTGGCGCCTGCTGTATGTGCAGCGGCGGTTGTGTTCTGTTGCGCGCGAAAACAGTTATATAGTGTGGTGCCGCTGATGTATCCGTAGTTGATGATTTCCGAATCAATCTTTACAAACCCCGCGGCAGGCAGGTTATCAACCGAACTGACTGTGATTGTCGTATCGGTGCTGGTAATTGTTGTGCTCAACGTGGCGGACACGGGGGAAGTCTGCGCATTATAGCGCTGAATCCAAACCTGAATTGGGCGACCGGGCGTCAGTTTATTTGGTAGCGTGGCGTATGTTGACACACTGATGCGGGTGATCGTCAGGTCAGACTGATTAGATGCGCTATTGGCGTTCGTGCGGATTACGTGCTCAAGCAAATCAACCGTGTCATTAGGCAGCGGGTATGTGTTCTGCCCCGGCACCAAGGTAATCGTGCCTTGCTCAAACGTCCACATGTTAACGCCGCGATTTGCCCAATCAGCAAACATAAGGTTGAGCGAACGCCTCGCGGTACGAAGATCGTAGCCCGACCGTAACTCCGAGCCAGCACGCTCGAAAGCTTCCTCAACCAGTTCCGTCAAGTCAAGGTTAAATGATGTTTGGCCAGAAGTGTTTGCCATTATCCGGCTGACCCAAAATCCACAGGGCTATAGTAAGGTTGTTGTTGCTGTGCGGGCTGCTGCGAATTAGTAACCCCAGTTGTAGATGGTGCTGGGCTAGAAATTTCGCGGCCCCTTTGCAAAAACTGCTGGTTTGCTGCGTTTATTTGCGCTTGCAAATTTTGCTGCGGCTGCTGTGGGTATGCGTTCTGCCTATTAAACAAGCCCCCCAATCCGCCATACATTTGGTATGGGTTGGGCGGTGGTGATGGTTGCCTGCCGTACCGTTGCGGCATGTCCATCGTCATTCCGCGTGGCTGCTGTTGCTGATAGTAGCCCTGCGAATGAATACTCATCACGTCTTGCATACGCTGCTGCTCTGGCGTCATTTGACGCTGCGGCATATACGGTTTTTGCATGTTTGGGTTGCGTTGGTACGTCTCTGGGTTGAACTCTTCGGCAACATTTGGGCCGAACTGCCGCTGCATAAAGTCACCAATACCGATATTCTCTTGTGGTTGTTGTGTTTGTTGCTGTCGCGGTTGGAACGGTGTCTGGAACCCAAACTGGCGCTGGTCTGCTGGGGAATACGGGTTGTATATCGTCGGGCCGTATGGGTTCTGAAACTGTGGCGTGGGGTTAAATCTCTGCTGACCGCCAAACCCGCCGTAGCCACCCTGCTGACCACCGAAGCCACCTTGCTGACCGCCGAAGCCACCCTGCTGACCACCGAAGCCGCCTTGCTGACCGCCTTGTGTTGCTTGGCTTGCCGAACCCCCAAATCCTGTTCCTGATACGCCGCCCATTAGTTCCTCGCCTTATCTAAATTTAGCGGTTTTCTTAGCTACAGACTTTGGCTGCGCCACAAACTGTTTGCCTGCTGCTTTGCCCGCACGCTTGGCTTTGGTCGTCGCAGCATACTCAGACGGGCTAAGACTTGCAATCGCCTTCTCAGGCAGATACCGCTCTCCAGTTTTACTGGATGGCTTACCACTCTTGGTGCGCCACTTCTGATCGCCCCAGTCTTTAAGGGATTGCTGTGGGGGCTTCAATCTCGATACCCGCCGCCAGCAGCCTTGTACTTCTTAGCAACAAGCTGTGCTTTACGGGCGGACCATTGACCTGCACCCGTGCCTTGCGTTGCTGCCGCCTTTACCTGAGACACAATCCGTTTACGCAGACTGGGCTTTGTGTAGTTACCTGCTGCATTAACTTTGCCGCCTTCTTTATACTCGTCAAAATTCGTGTCGTCGCGGCGCGCTTTGCGCTTTGCACCCGGCATCTTCTTGGGGTTGATGTCCCCCATACCGCGACTAACTCTCATACAAACCGACCTTTGGTTTTGCCTTTAGTGGCACAACCATCTGCACGCGAAGAAGCTGAAGATACAGAGCCGCCTTTTTTGAAGCCCAACTTGTCTTTGATAAACTTGCGCGCGCCTTCCCGGTTAGCAGCACGTTCTTCTTTATTGGGGCGCCCCAAATATTTTTCCGCAAAAGACTGTTCTTCTTTTGGCTTTTCTTCTCGTACGGGCAACTCGGCGTACCCTTGGCGCAGTGATTCAGCCATATCGGGCGATTGCATGCCTGCCGAAGCTTTGGTGTAGTCTTTTGGCTCCCTTGTAGACGGAGGCGCAGGCATACGTCCCGGTTTATATTCAGGAGCCTCGCCACCCTTGCGAGTAAGCCCGCGCTTGGCGTTCAAGTAGTCCCGAAGATTTGTGTAGTCTGAAGCTTCAAGCTCAGCTTTGCTGACAAATTCTTTCTTAGCCATGATTAGCAGGCGCCGCCGCTTTTGAGCATTTTACCTTTGGTCTTGCCTTTCTGTGCAATACCGTCCGCGCGTGAAGAAGCAGATCCGCCAGCAGCCATTTTCTTGACGCCGCCACCTTTCTTCATGCCCATCATCTCGGCTTTCTCGTGCTTAACCATAGCGGCAGGAGCACCCTTCTTTTTCATGAAGGCTACTTCTTTGCCAACCATTTTCTTTGACTCAGCCATATCACCACCTTTTGAAAATTTACGACCCTTATCCGCCGCTGAAAAGTCCTTGCCCACGGACTGGGATACACCAACTTTTTTGGCAAAGCTGGGGCTGTGGGCTACAGCCTCCATGAAATTGTGCTGCTTTTTTGATGTACTAGGCATGTTTTTCCATAAGCCGATCAATCTTACTTTCAAGACGATCAAGGCGGTCAAAGATGCGGTTAATGTCCGCGTCCAACTGTGACTTGGTTACGTAATCTTTAGCCACTTCTTCGCGGGTCTTGTTGATCAATACTTGAAGGCGCTTTAACTCGTCGAAGACGCTCTTGAGGACGAACCCAACAACGCTGACACTTATCGAAAGTACAGCGTTCCAGATCGTGTGTTCCATATCCACCTCAACACTTCCACGCCCGAAGGCTTTTGTTAATCCGGGAGTCGGGGTCGTTGGCTGTTTTCGCTGAAGTAAGTTTCGATTTCATACCGCTCATTCTGGCACAAAAGCTCTTCTTTCTCCCTGCGTCTTCTTTCGTTTTTGGTTTCGGGGCGGGAGGCTTTAAGTTCATCCCTTGTGATTTGGCGGACGCACGTCCCTTCGCGTTTAGACCCCCCTTGGGGTCTTTGCCTTCTGCTTTTTGCCAAGCTGGAGTTCCCATGATTATGCCTGTGCTTCTTTCCAGTTTAAACGAGCAAGAATGGTTCCCGCTGTTCCTGTTCCGGTAACCACTACATAAAGAATATCAGGGCCATCTGGATAGTATCCAGTCGTAGTGGTTGGAACCGTATTGCTAGTCCCACCACCAAGGATAGAGTTACCCAAGTCACGAACACCAGAAAGATCAAGAGTGTTTACGCCATTTGAAAACAAAGCAGTAACCGATTCTCCTCCGCTAATTGTAGCGCCAGAAGCCGTGTTTTGTGCCACTTGAGCAAGAGACGAACTGACTGTATTACCTTGTGTTGGCGAGGCAAACGCTGTCCACGTTCCACCCGAAGTCAAACCATTTAGAACCAAGTTAATCAAGCACGGCTGGGTAGAAATCAATCCAAGCTCAACCAACTGCAACTGCATACGGTTGATAATTTCTTGTTGACCAAGAGTCCCAACTAAACCGTTAGATACAGACGGCGCAATACGGATTGCCAAAACTGGCACAGTTGCGGTTGCACCAAAACTAAGAACAGCAACAGTCCCGTAGTTAAAGACCAACGATTTGTCATCGTTGAACAACCCGTCCATGATGATCGACGATCCCCAATGAGACAAAGAAGGAGTCGTGTCGGGCGTTACAAGTTCAATAGCCGTTGGGGCGGTTGCACTTAATGTAAATGTAGTCGCCGCTGCACCACCAGTCACACCTCTGGTCAAACCCGTCAAAACATTGTTAGTGTTTCCTGTGTAAGAAATATATTCAACAGCCGAGCCATCCTGAAGCTTTACCGTACCAGATGGAGGGAACAGCGTGGAATTCAGCACGGACATTGACGTTACATTGCTTGACAACAACGTAGCCGTCAGCGTCGTAAACGGGCCATCAGATGTAGATTCATATCGCGCACACATGTTACCGGAACGCATGTACGCTTCAAACTGACGGTTGTTGTTTACGATCTGAGTGACGTAATTAATAACGCCATTAGTGGTACGAATACCAAATCGAACAACCCCGGCACCATACCAAGAGTAGTCAATAAACCACATCTGCATCCGAGTCAGATCAAGGTTATACCCTGAAGGACCAGTACCGTTTAACGGATCAGTCCAGACCGACTGTGGAATGCGAGTTTCAATAGTCTTTGAAATAACACAACTAGCGGGGCTAGCAATTGTTGTTCCCCTGTACTCCGGGGAAATAGTCAGTGATGTATTAGAAGCAATACCTGTCACACGGTATGTCTGGCCCCGAATAACAATGTTATCGTTTGGAGCAAGCTGACTGGCAAATTGCGATCCCGTTCCAGTTACAGTAGTGCTTCCGTTTGTTACTTCAACAGTACCGTTAATCTGGTTAATGCTGTTACGCAATACCGCGTACAACGTCTGCCCGTCGTACTCAAAAAAGAATCCGTTTTGGCTGTCAAACAACCCAATTCTGTTTGCTGCCCCATACCAAGAAAATGGTGAGATTCGGTAAAATCCAGTTGCAGGACTTACAACAGGTGCAGACGATACAGTATATGTAAACGCTGTAGGAGAATTGATAGCCGTAACAGTGTAAATACCGTTGTATTGACCTTGATCAACTCCAGAAACCTGAATCCGCGATGTCGCAGTTAAGTTGTGCTGAAACCGCGTAGTTACCGTAATCGTTGTTCCAGAAGCGGTCATTGACGTTACAAACAACGCTGGCTTTAACGAAGTACCAGTAGAAAACTGAATACTCTTACCAGACTGATAGCGGAAATATCTACGAGTCTGACGAATAAGCTGTTGGTTTGGAACTCCACCACCAGCAGTAAACGCTACGCCACCGTCAAACGTGCGAGGCTCAACATAACCTGACGGGCGAGCAAAAAGGTTTACTTGCCCAGCAGTATTAACAATTCCTACTGTTGGAGCTTGCGTGGATGGAACATAGAATCTAAACGTCGTAGGGGTTTGTACGTCATAAACTTGCCACGCACCATTTGGCGCAGGAGTTCCACCAGTCAACCCTTTGACGTAAATTAACGAACCAGAATTCAACCCATGCGCGGAAGTTGTAGTTACGCTAATAAGATTAGATACGTTTGTAAACGCAGATGTGCCCGTCAGTCCAATTGCGCATCCAGAAAAATAGTACCCTTTGTATATTACGGTAATTGAGGAGTTGTTTTGATTTGAACTGGGAATAGTGTTAAACGTACTAACTGCAATCCCCGGACTAATCCCTCCACCAGACTGTATTACAGCCGTGTAAGCCCCGGTAGTTCCGCCAACAGAAACAACGTGCCCCCACCCATTAGCAGATGGGCTGTTTGAATTCTGAATAAAAATCGGATCGTCAACCGCCATAGGGTTAGCGGCAGCAACAGTCGCAATTGTAAGCGTCATGCGCCCATCAGCGTTTCCAGAACCTATCAGCGAAGTGACAGGAAACGGCGATTGAGGAATGTAGTAAACACTTTGACGGTTTGCCTGCAGGCTAACAGACTCCCATTTGGTGGGCTGGGTGCCATACTCAAAGTCGGTATCAATCAACGCTTGCGGCGTTGAGACGCGCAGTTTACCTACGGCATCTTGACTCCCCGGAGAAGGGGCGGTATACGGCACAGAAGCGCCAGATACGTTGGTTCCCTGAATGGGAATTGATTTGTTGCTGACGCTATCTACAGCGGTCCATCCACCAGACATGGTGACTCCTTACTGGGGGCCGAAGCCCCCGTCAAATTAGTTCTGTGTGCTGGTCGGATACATTACGCCATCCGAACCACGGACGATGTACTGGCAGGTAATAACCACAGAACCAGCCGTTGGATTCCCAGTTGCTGCCGTAAATGTGGCAAACATCGGAATATCAACCGTGCCAATGTTATTAGTAGCTGACGACACCAAAGCAGCGGCAATCGTCGTTGGAGCCGTCTGCGCAGTCGTAAGACCAATATCAAACGTAGTCAGGTAAGCGTTTGCCGTTCCCGAGTTTCCGACCGTAATGTTAACCGCCGATACCGAGTTACCGGAAATGGTCGCCAGCTTCTCAATCTGAAAGCTAAGAATTTTAGCGCCAGCCGGAATGGTGAACAGTGATTGAGCAACTGGACTGGAAGTCAGTGCATTGCCAGACATTGCGATGGTTGCAGTTTGGGCAACAATGGTTGCGCCCATGTTCTGAATCGTACCAGCAGTTGTGCCGGTGGTGTATTTAACCGTGCCAAGCAGCCAAGGGCCAAGGTGGGAAGCGAAACCCATAATAAAATCCTCAAATCAAAACTTGCTATCTCTTGAGGGAAGTCTGCCTAGTCAGTTAGCAAGTCGGGTGGTCTAGGTATGAGTCTTTATACCACATACTGCAAATAAAGAAAAGGGGGCTTGTGGCCCCCTTTTCTTTTAGCTAGCTCAAGTCGATCCGGGTGAACCGAAGACGCCAAGCGGATCAGACCAGCCGAAGCTGTAACGCTCGCGTGCCTTGTAGCGCACGTTGCCAGTATCGAAGTCTCCATCCATTGAGTTCGTCAATGGTGAACGCTCAAAGTGCTTCAGACCGTTTGGAACATCGGTGGTCAAATACCAGCCGTTCGTGTCGGTCAAGAAGTGGTTAACGGTGTAACCCTCGGGGATTGCGCCGTTGTTCTTCAGAGCGTTGATGTCGTTGTCGGTTGTGCCAACACGGAGGCTGGTTTCCAACAGACGGGTAGCAACGAACATCAGAGCGGGCGGAATGATCAGCTTGCGTGGCTTTGCTGCGATCAGCAGGCCGCGTTCGTCCGTCCAAGCAGCGATCTGAATAACCGCGTTTTCCAACGAAGTTTCGTTCAGGTCCGCAGCAGTGGAAGGCCGGTTGCTGTTCGTACCACCACTAACCAGCGGGTGCGCCGTATTAAACAACGAAACCCCATCACCGCCTTGATAGGCATTGCTGAAGCCGTTGTTAATAACCGAAGCAGCTTTCACCTGTTTGGTGTAAGCCATAGCGCGAGCCAATGCCTTGGTGTAACGAGCAGACAGGCTGTCATACAGGTTGTCCTCAATCGCCTCTTCGGTGATTGAGAAACCAAGAGCAACGGTTTCGTGGTTGTAGCGAGCGGTGAACGCTTCCTGCGCATTGTCATAAGCAATGGCAGAACCTTCGTTCTTAACCGGAGCAGCGGAGAAACCCGAAAGCTTGGTTTCTTCTTCAAAGCTACGCTCCGATTTCTCGGTTTCGTAAAGCTCTTTGTGCTCTTCGCCGTAACGGGAATACTCCAGACCAAACAGTGCATTAAGCCCCGGCAGGAGTTCTTTAAGTAGTTGGGCGCGTGAAATTGCCATTTTAAGTTACTCCTTAGACGGCGGTAGCCGTGTAATACTCATGGCACGCGAAGTTGATTTTCACCAACATCTCGGGGATCTGAGTAAACACAATGGTTGAACTGGACGGAATCGTCGTTGCAGTGTTGCCCAACGAAGACGTAGCCACGTTAATCGCAATCGAAGTTGTACCAGCGGCATAACCCGAGGTAACAAACGAACCCGTGCGAACAACTTGGCCGTTCGATGCAATATACGAAACATCAGCACCCTGAAGAATCGCGTTTGGCAAACCACTGCCCGTCAGCGTAATAGTCGTCGAAGACGAACTACCCGTTGCCGTCGTTGGAACTGCCGTATCAGGAACAACGCCAACAACACGGCATGGGAGCGTGCTGGTGGTCAGAGTTGACGAATACGCCAGCGCAACAGCGGAGTTACCCGTGTTAGCACTACCAGTATTGTCCAGAACACCGTAGTTCTGACCAATCATGGCGTAGCTGCCCGAAGCAACAGTCGTACCGGACGAACAAACAACCGCTTTGAACACGGTGTCAGGGTCATCACAGATGATAGCTACTGCATCACCAGCTAGCGTACCGCCCGGCCAGTATTGAGAAAACTGCTTCTGCTTGGTTTGTGGGTTGGTATACGAACAACCAAGGAAAACGCCAACCATACCTTGAGCCGTACCGTCAGTGGTAATGCCCAAACGCATAGCGTTTCCACGGATAACCCGTACAAAATCGCCGTAGTAAATACTTACGGACGAACCGTATTGGATCGGGACTTCACGGGTAGACCCCGCAAAAACCTGACCACCGATCAAATTGACCGGCTTTAGCCCGTAGGGCGCGTCAATCGTAGGATATGCCATTTAAAACTCCGTTATTTAATACCAGAACCAAATCCGCCGCGACTGACTGAAGATTTGCGGTCCGCAAACAGCGGCATGCGGGGATCGTTGTTACGCATGAAGTTGTTGTCAACAGACTCCATCTGCTTCTGTGCCTGATCGTTGTAGTAATCCTGCATGGCTTCCGCTTTTTCAGCGGAAATTTTGCATAGCAAAAGCCCGCCAATTTCCACATTGCCGTCAGCATTACCCTGAACCATCAGTTCGGGGTGGTCTTTTGCCTTAACCGGAACCCAACCTATCCTAAATTTGCCGGACACGTTAGTTGGCGACGATTGCCCCAACACATGCGTTGCAACCCACCGAAACGAATAACCTGCTTCGGGAGTAGGATCTGGCAGAGAACTCGGCGGCACAAAGACGCTCCGAGCGGTTTTTTCGCGCGATGCCAAATCGCGGGGGGTACGAGTGGTAATAGTTTCAGCCATTTGCATTCTCCAATTTAACAACTTGATCAGCGTATTGTTTTGGTGTTAAACCAAACTTCTTAGCCAGCGCGGCTTGCGTGGTAGTCAGTTTGATCTGCCTTGTACCTGACGAGCGTGTCGCAGGCGCAACAACTGCCGATTGTTTCTTGGAGGTTGACCCCCCAAACATGTCAGGGAAAGTCTTGTGCAGGCGTGAATCTATTGCCTGAAAGTACTCATCGCTTCGCGGGTCGGTGCCCGAACTGACTAGTTTTTGGTGCAGCCCTAGTGCGTAGCTGGTAACTTCCTCGTAGCCGTTTGCCCCAAACCACTGGTTTTTAGCCTGCCAGCGCAGCGTCTTTTCGTCTGGTTGTACCGGCTGCGGTACGTATGACTGCTGTTGTACAGGAGTTTCGTTTTGTTGTAAAGGGGTTGGACGAAAGTTTTTAATTGATTCCAGTTTTAGCTTGGCTTCAGTTAAAGCTTCTTGGGCCGCAATAATGGCATCCGTATCAAAAGCTTCTTGCGCATCCCTATACTGCCTGCGCACTTTTTCAAGTTCTGCTTCAGCCGCGGCTTTCGCCGTAGTCATGTACTGTTGCGTGCCTGTTTCCACATACTGCTTAAGGTTTTTATTCTCCTCTAGCAGTTGCTGGGCAAAGCGTTCAAGCTCTTGCTTTTCGCGCAGCGTGGATTCTTTGGCGCGGCGCTCATCGTGCCGCGCGTGCGTCAATTCTTTGATGCGCCCTTTAACCTTATCCGAATACGACTCAATCTCGTCATCGGTTGGGTCTTCGACTTCCCGATCCAGCGGCTTTCGCCCCCGGTCTTGCTCGGGCGTATCGTCAATAATTTCTATTTCGATGTCTTCATCGTTCGGTTTAATGGCTTGAACTCCGCCATCCTCATCTGGAAATCTGTATTCATCCATGTGTTACTCCTTATGCGCGACTAATGCCGCGGGGGTCTTCGACAACTCCTTCCACCTGATCGTCATTGATCACACGGAATTCGCGGCCAAAGATTTTCAATCGCGTACCAGAATAGGCACGTACCAAAACAAAGTCGCCCTCTTTGCACCAAGCACCTGAAGCAAACTTCGGGTGATCTTTATATGCGTCAGGGCCAAGCTTCACTACAAAAAGCACCGTTGACGCAGGTTCTTCCTGTTTGATAAACGCATCGGGCTTAACAATTTCTGTGCCCTCAAACGTCTCATCCAGTTCAGGAACCGCGCAAAGAATCTTCCACCCGGTTGGAGTAGGAATTGTCTTTGCTTTTTGTTCCGGCGTAAGTTCTTCAGTCATTGGCTTCGTCCACTTTTTTAGCAAGGTCGATGATGTAACGCTCTGCAATAGCTAGACCTTGAATAACACCACAGAGTTTCCGATACTCCTCAAACGATTGACACGCACCGTTGGCCAAATCATCGGCGTAGTTGTTCAAATCGTCGCGGATCTTTTCGCGCAATACGCGCACAAATTCAGTAATCATTTTTTAGCCTCTGGTTTGTTTTGAGTAGCTTTATGCTGGCGCTCCGACTGCCGTTCTTGCATAGCAATCTGTGCCTTGTTCTTGGCAATGTCTGCGCCAATGCGCAGCCCTTCAATCTCATGCTGGGCTTCTTGTTTGGCTTTGCTCTCTTGAATCTGCGCGCCTATCTTCATGCCCGCAAGCTCTTTGTCGCTTGCCATTTTTGCTTTATCCAACTCAAGGCGCGCCTGATCTAGCTGGTTACGCTGAGCTTGTGTTGCGGCTTGTGCTTGTGTTGATTGCGCTTGCGCCTGCATCTGCTGCATCTTTAGCTGCATGTCCTGCTGTTTTAGCTGCGCGTCAAGCTGCGCTTTTTGCGACTCGATTTGCAACCTAGTCTGCGATTCCTGTTGACGCATCTGCAACTCTTGCTGCTTCAATTGCAACTCTTGCTGCTGCATCTGAATCAGCGGATCTTGTTGTTGCTGTTGCGCTTGCTGCTGGGCAGCTTCACCTTGGTTCTTTTGAAGCACTTGATTGGATGCTTGGGCCAGCAAGTTTGATAGCGCATACTCGGCTTCTGCCGGAAGATCACTATCATATTTGGGCAGCGCCGCGCCCATCTGCTGCTCTATCTGTTCCCGATACGCAAACCCAATATGCTCGGCGATATGTGCCGCTAGCGCCGCCTGCATCTTTGGTGCGTTAGGGCTTTGACCCACCAACTCCATAATCGACGGGTCTTTGGTCATCGACATATGCACCTGAATATGCGACTTGTGGTCTTGGTGCATAAACGCCTTGACCGGCTCCATCTTCAACATGTTCATGTTCTCCGTTACCGGATCACGCGGCTTCATGTCTTCTGGCAGCGGCACAAGTTTGTCTGCGTGTTTGATCCCCAAGACCTCCAGCATGCGGCGATGAAGCTGCGGCATGTCGTAAATGTCCGGCGCTTGTTGCGCCATCTGCATGACGGCTTGATACTGCACAACCCGCTGGCTCATTGTGGCCGCGTTCGGATCACTAACCGGAATGATCTCTACGTGGTTGTAGTCAGCTTTCTTGGCTTTACGCGGTCCCTCTTCAGGGTCGTAGTCGTACTGCGGCTCTGTCTCATCTCTGATGATGTCCGCCAATAAGCGCAATTCTTGCTTGAAGCTGTAGTGCAGACGCGCCTGCACCGCGGTCATTACTTTTAACTGGCGCTCCAATAGGGCGAGCGTAGTCCCAACCGGCGTTTGAGCCGACATGTCACTAATCTGCATGTCCGCAGTAGCCGCAAACCGCCGTCCCTCTTCCACAATAGTGGAGAGCAATTGATAAAGGACATTGGATGGTTCTTTGTACGGCAGCGGTAGGATGTTGTCGCGCAACGCCCCAGACCCGATATCAACATCTCGCCACTCCCCCGGCGCAATCGGCGTGTCGTCGCCTTTAATTCTCAACCCACGGGATTTCAAACCGCCCGGTAGATTGGAAAGAGTCCCAGCGTCCACAAGCTGGCGCATGATACTGGTAGCAGATTTAGCAAACCCGCCAATCAGATGGAATAAACCAAACCCATACGCACCAAAGCCGGGGATGTAATCATACTTAACGAAGTGTTGGCGCTTGCGGCAAAACTCGTCGTCTTCTTTCCAATTGCGCCGCACAGCCAACACATCGTTGGTGCCTTTAATGATAGTTATGACATATGGGCGCGCAATCCCCGTTTCTTCCCCGTCATCGTCCTTGTCCTCAAACCCGGCAATATCCAAGTCCGCATGGACTTCATAAATAATATAGCGCTCGTCATTGAGATCACTAAAACCTGTTTCCCGGTCTTTGGCTTTTTGAATATCCGTCTGCTCGCGGCTTGGATCTGGCAGATCTATGTCACGATAGAACCCGGCTTGTTGCAAACGAACAATCTCTTGCTCCGTTTTGCGCATAACGTGCGTAACCCGATAGCACGTATCCATATCCGTCGCACCATACGGCAGAATAATGTCCTCTGCCGGTACAAACATGGATACTTGCCGGTCCAATGACGGATCAAAATAAACTTTCTTGAATGCCGAACCGGTCGCTGGTAAACTCCACAGCATGCGTTCATGCTCGGGCCTAAACTCGCGCATAACTTCCGTAAGCTCGTAGTTCATGTCGTCTTCGACACGCCTAGCGGCATCTTTCTTTGCCGGCGTTTCCTTACCAAGAATTTTGGTGCGCACCGGACCCTGCGCAGGAAACGCTTCCGTGATAGCTTCGGACTGGAACCGCACAACGGCTTCCGTAATCATGGGATGGAACACGCCACAAGCGCCGTTCCACGGCTCCGTGCGCTCCTCGTACTGCAAGCCCAGCAGTTTTAGCCCTTCTTTGTATGATTTCTCCCAGTCTTTGCGCGACTGCCGGTCGTTCTCAATAGCTTCGGCTAAATCGCCAGCCATCATACCCATATCTTCGGCGTCAATATCGTCCGCAAGATTGGCATGGAATTTGCTGGTGTCTTTTTCTGGCGTGATGCTAATGTCAAGGTCGCCCGCCCGGATGTTGACCGCTTCGGGGTCAATAATCTCAATCTCAAGCGGCTCTTCCTGTTCCGCCAAAGTATCAATCCCCTGCGGCGCACGATAAAGTGACTTATCTATATTAGTAGCCATTGTGTACCTTAATAGTACGCCGCCATTCGGCGGCGAAAGAATGACGGTTCGTCTTTTTCGTCTGAGTCCAGCGCAATAAATCCGCCTTGACGGTATCGTAACAGGGCTTGAGTTGTCGTATCCACGTAATCGTCATGTTCCCCAACGGGAAATGCCGCAACTTCTTCAATGACTTCGCGTGCCCAGCGCGTATCCGGTGCCCAGACTTTTCCTGAATGAAATAAATCACTTACCGCGTTCATCCGAACCATCTTGTCATTGCCGCGACTAGGCGAAAATTCCTGAACGGGAATCCCCATATTGCGCAGTTCTTGGATAAGCGGTCCGCCCGCTGCCTTTTTCTCCACAATGAAGGCATCTGGGTCCCACTCCTTCCAATGTTTGAACGCCGCTATCTTTAAATCAGGAAACGCCATGCGCTCCTTGAACGCATCCAGCAAAATTACCTGCGGCGAGTTATTTTCTTCTTCGTTATAGAACACGCCCCACGTAGTACAAGCGGAATAGTCCGAATTGTTCTTTGTCTCAAACGCCGTATCCCATGACTGGATGATGTACTCGCAGGTAGGAGGGTCATCGTCCGGCCAAATGCGCCAATGCTTGCGTGAGACAACCGCTGAAGTGTCGGCTGTGGGCTGCTGCATGTACTGCGCATTCCAGAACCGGGGGTCCATGTTGGCTTTCTTGCTTTTTAACTGGTCAAGCGGCCATTGCTCTGGCCAAAGCGACTTTTCTGTATCGCTGTCTTCGTTCAGAATGGCCGGAAGCTCGACAATCTCCCACTGATCGGCGTTTGGATTCTTGGTTTGGTAGTCGATCAAGCGCCCAGTCAGGTCAATCAGAGACCAGCGTGTCATAATTACTATGATCGCGCCCCCCGGCATCAACCGTTGAAGCGGTCCCTGCTGAAACCAGTTCCACGCAGTATCAAAAGCCAGCCTAGAGTTAGCGCGTACGTCCTGCTCCGAGTGCGGATCGTCAATTACAAACAAGTCAGCGCCTCGCCCCGCTAGCGCGCCCCCTACGCCTGCGGCGTAGTACTGGCCCCCCGCAGTAGTTGACCACTTGCCCGCGGCCTTCTGGTCTTCCGCTACGCCCGTCTGGGGGAAAATCTCGGCGTACTCCTCGGAAGAGATCAAATTTCGAATGCGCCGCCCAAAGTCTTCCGACAAACCCGCAGTGTGCGTACCCATGATGATCTTCTTCTCGGGGTACTTGCCCAAAAAGTAAGCGGGGAACAGGTAGGACGAGAACTCTGACTTACCCATACGCGGCGCGATATTGATGATCACCCGCTTTTTGTCACCGGCAAGAACTGCCTCAAAGATTTTGGCCAGCTTTTTGTGGTGCGCGCCCACCTTGAAGCCGGGATATACCGCGGTCGCAAACCCCAACATGGAAGTTTTTGCCGCCCCAAGGCGTGCGCGGTGCTCTCGGATCTGCAAATCCTCAAATAGCTCCATCTTGTCCTTGGTGGACATATGGGGCAGCGCCCGTTGCAAAGCCTGAAGCTCTGCTTTACTAAGCGTCGTGAAGTTGTTGGGATTCATTTATATCAACAACATCGACAACCTGCATAAAACGATTGAGCTTTTCTTTAATGCGCGTCTCCAATTCGGAGTCCGACATCTCGGTTTTCTTGATCTCAATCTTTTCGGTAAATAAGCCTATTTCAGTCACTTTGCCAAGAAGCGCTAAAGCCTTTAGCCGGATGTTTGGGTTGTTGCTTGTCGTCTCTTCAAGGATCTTGGCCACTGTATATCCGCGCAGTTCTTTGGCCTGCTGCACAAATTCCCAATCATAGGCCGTCAACATCCCCGTTAGTTGGCGCACAGCCAGCGGCGTCTTCAGTTCAACAAGCGCCTGCTTCTTCTGCTCATCATCGGTGACAGTGACCATAGCCTGAAAAGCTTCGCGAGCGCTCGCCGCTTCTAGCCCATCAACAATTTCTTCATCGGGCGTCACGCCCAACTTCTCCAGCCAGTCTGCCGTGGCGAACTGCGCCGAGACTACCTCATTGGGCTTCGCTTTTTTAAGCGGCACAAAGTCACCGGGGTCGGTAACGTCGGGTTCAAAGTCGGCAAGGTGGTTCAGCATGCCTGCAACTGTACACATAAACAGCGGGAATACGCAAGTGTTGCGTTAGACAAAGGTATTTTTAAATTTTTGTAGTAGTGGGATGTGGGCGCGTTTTGCTTTGGTAGGGGGGTACTTTGTGTATGGGGTTTTACAAAGTGGGTGGAGCGGGTGACAAACAGTGTTCGTGGCGGCGCGTGCCACGCCATCGTGCCAAGGGGGGTGGGGGGTGGGTGGGGTCGGCAGGATTTGCCGCTGCGAGGGCATCGGGGGCAGGGCGAGCATGGCCGGCTGCGCAGCACAGGGCGAGAACAGGGCGAGCATGGCCGACTGCGTCGGCGGATGGATGGCCGACTGCGTCGGCGGATGGATGGCCGACTGCGTCGGCGGATGGATGGCCGACTGCGTCGGCGGATAGATTAGGTACACGGCAAAGATTGCCGCCCCATGCATTAGTTGCCGGCAGAAGTTGCCGGTGTCACGGTGTCAAACCTGAGCATTCACGGCGGCATGCGGGTTTCCGGGTGGGTTCTGACTGGCACATTCCGTGCATCAGTAAGGGCTCGGCGCTTTGCCGTGGTTTAAAACGGAGTCTAACGAAAATGCAAACGATCAAATTCAACACCCAACGCTGTTACAGCCCCAAGGGCCAACGCATCGCCGCCCGCCTGCTAGAC